GACATATTACTGTATTTACTGTTAAAACGCTCAAGTAATGTTCTATACACTAGCATACGTGTACCTTTATCCATAGCAAGATATTCTTCCATCACACGATCCTTAACACCTTCTTTATCAATTTCAGCACGAGTAATATGCTCAAGTAAAGTTACTTTGTTTTCAATAACATGAGAGGGCTCAATAAACTCTAGTGAGTTATGGGTCTCTATTAAATTAAACGCAGCAGCATATTGTGAATAGTTGTTAATCTTAGATTTAAAAAATTCTTCTAAATCATATGATTCACGAATGTCCTTAATAATGTTATATTTTTCTTTGCGTAATACTGAGCGATTTAGTCTTGAAGATATTTCAAGAGTGGCATTGATTAGTGATTCAGCTTTACCTTCAGTTAATGCTTTAGAACTAACTAATGCTTGATATAGTTTATGTTCTTTTGCTAATTCTGATTTAGAAAAATATTTTCTAATTATGTTAATAGCTGATGAATCTTTACCAGATACTGTATCTGAGGCTACTTGTCTAACAAGAAGCTCAAATAATATGCCAGTATTTTTGAATTTGCTATGTTTAATTTTCATATAAAATAGTATACACTACCAATAAATATGTAGTTATTATATATCCTTAATATTTTCTTCGTCTAATAATGAAGATTCCTGTTCGAATATGTTTTGTTTATTCTTCATATCATCCTTTATACCTTTTAGCATATGCTTGTAGCGCAATGACTCAGCTAATGCTAATGGTGAACCACCTTTTGGTGTACCACTTCCTTCATCAGGAATATTTGCAGTATATATTGGAGAATTTTCTTTACTACCTAATCTATCTTTACCCATTGAATGATCTTGTGTACCAATGATAGAGGATTTTTCTTCAGGACGACCAACAGGACGTTTTTCATCATATCCAGGGGGAATAGGTCCATCTACGTTCATACCTGCTCTACCTTTACCATACAATGAAGCAAGATCATGTGGTGTACCGTATGATTTACCTGATCTGGCTGGATCATTACCTTCATTTTCAATTTGTGATAAGCGGAAGGTACGTTTCATATCTTCAATTACTAGATCACGTAATTCATCATATTGATCTTCGCTGAATTGGAAGATATTATCATAGATCCAATCTGAAGGTACTAATTTGCTATCTGTTAAATCTTTAGCTAATGCAATCTTTTCTTTCCATAACATTATCTTTTCTTGCTCGTAGATAATGGATGGAACAGTTAATGATAATTCGAAATTAGTTAAAGTAGCACCATCATATCCTTGTGTATATAAGTGTACTAATGCTATTTTATATAATTCACTAACTACGATACGCTGTATACGTTCTACTGTACGAGCAAAGCGAATATCTTCAGCAGCTAATGTAGCTTTACCAGTCAAATCTTTTTCAAATCCGAAGAATGCTTTAGGTACTTTAAGGGCCGCTAACATTTCATCACGTAAGAAGTTTACGTCATCTATTGCATTATATTCAAGACCTTTTAATGTATCTATTTTAGTATTTGAATTAGCACCACGTTGAGGAATGTAAAAATCTTCCATTACATTCATCATGTTGTATCTTAAATTATATTCACCTGTATTTTTATCAATGTATGGTGTTTTTTGCATTTTCTGCTTCAAACGTTCCATGTATCCATCAACTTCGTTTGGAGGTAAATTACCAATATCAACATAGAAAATACGTTTTTCTGGGGCACGAGTAATACGATGGAGCAACATTGCATCCTTCATTAGCACATATTGTTTGTATGTTTTACGAGCTGGTTCGATAAATGATCTACCATAAGGAAGATAGTTAGCATCTGTTAATAGCCTGAAATGCGCTATTTCATAGTTTTCAAATTTAATCTTACCATCTCTATCCTTAACACGACTATTAATACCTCCAGCCGCAATTACCATTGGGTCAATTCTGAAGCAGACATAGGATGGATTTTGTGGGTCCATTCCTTCCTCACGAATCATATCATAAACTGACATTGGTGTTACGCTATATACACCAAATTTTTCAGCTATTTCTAGGTGAAGATAAAAATCACCATATTTACACATATTACGAATCCATAACCATAGATTAAATTCTATGTTTAATACATCATAAAATAAATTATAGAGGATACGTTGTACGTTTTCGTCTGAAGAGCGAATCTGCAATACTTCACCTGCTTCATTTTTTAATGTTGCTTCATCAGCAACAATATCAAGTGCAGATGCTACAATTGATTCTGTATCCATTGCTTCATAGTCAGTATATAACTGAATACGAAGTGTTTGGTAGTTCATCGTTGGGTTATATGGCATGTTAGCACCATAGCGATGAAGTTTAGTGAATCTATCTATGAGAGCATTGGTTTTTACATTACCATATGCTTGAATGCGATCTACGTCTACTGTCTTTAGTTGATTACCGCCTACATTTCTGATTACTACATCAGTTGAAAATAGGCGTCTTAATCGTGTAAATAAACCGGTATTTTGTTCAGCCATTTGTATTTTATTGTGTCAATAAATATTTATTAATTATAGTATCCATGTAATATCTTCAGAACCATATGGGGTATCTATTTGATATGGGTTGGGTTGTCCGCTAGGTAACGTTGGTCTATAACCTTGTGTTGCATTAGATATTAAATCAATTGATCTTCTAGTTATATCCATACTTTGTTGATTAAATTTTACACCAGTATCTCTAGTAAATAATCCCATTCCTAATGACATTACTAAGTCATCATTATATCCATTCTGTGCTTGTGCTTTACCGTGCATCCAAACAAATACACGTAATTCTTCTAACAAGCGCTTAGAATGGAAGGTAAAATGACGTTCTCGAATATACGCCTCCATTTTGGAGACAACAAGTGGTCTTGTTTTAGCTGACATAGTAAAGCCAGGAACTGTTTGATCAGATCCCATTTTAGCCATCCATTTATCCATATGCATTTCTCCGTAGGCACGAGGAGAATAATATAGATTTTGGTAACCTTTTTCTATAATAGTATTAATAACATCCCATCCTATATTAGCATTCTCTACTACTAACAAAGCATTATTATATTCTGTAGCAACAGATACTAACATATTACCATATGTTCTAGTATCTACTTGTGATTTGTATTCTGCAACTTGTTCGCATGTTTCAATATCAATGACATGAAAGGCTGAATAGTCAGTACTATCGCCGCGAGCAACGTCAGCGCAAATAATATAAGACTTCCCATAATCAGCATATTGCCAAATCCAAAAATCACCACCCATAAAACGACGTTCAATAGGATCTTGTATATAAGTTTGTTCATAGAAGGATAATATATCTGGTTCAACAACTGAGTTACCTGATCCTAAGAAGTCACAATCATATTCTTGAGCAAATTCACGAGGTGACATGTTTGCACGCTCTGTTGCTTCCCATTGCTCATCTCTATCTGGGTGTAAATTCCATTTTAGCTCTATTGGGTAGAAATCATTTTTGCCAATTTGAGCTTCAGTATACATTTTATGAAACCAGTTACCAATACCATTTGGAGAGGATAATGCAATAATTCCTCCACCCGTAGCAATTGTTGGTTTAATACTCGTATATATTTTATCAATACCTTCAATAAACGCGGCCTCATCTATCAACAGTAAAGATACTGCGTAAGATCGACCTGCATCGGATGCAGCTGATGTAGCTACAATCTGAGAGTTATTAGCTAATTTGAGTGATAATTTATTATCTGATATTGGTTTACTACCGCGTAACCAAGTAGGTAAGTTATTATACATAAACTGTACTTTCTCCACCATACCCTTTGCTGTTTCTTGTTTTGTTGCTAAACAAAGTACTGTTTTATCTTTATTAAACAGCATTGTCCATAAAGAATAACCAGCAACAAGAGTAGATATACCTAATTGGCGTGATTTGTTTATGATAGAGAAACGATTGTCTCTAAAATCATTTAATACTTTTTCCTGGAATGGGTATAAATGGAATAATATTCTACCTTTAGTAGGGTGGGTAATATAACAGTATTTGCGAAAGAAGTGTACGGGATCCGTAGCACATTTTATATATTCTTGTTTTATTATTTCTCTAATATCGGCTTGTTGATTGCTCATATATATAAATATACAAAAAAAGCTTAACCTTACGGGGTTAAGCATGCACCTATGGTCTAGATAGGCAGTCCTAGGGTAGCAGGACGATTATTTCAGTAACAGATATGCTAAAAAACCAATACCTGCACTTAATGTTATTTTAGTATATAATAATTTTGCTTTAAGTTGTTTATTCATTTTGCGTAAATCTTCAACCCATTGACCTTGTACTTCAAATTTTTTCTTTTCATTCATAATCATTGTATCATACATGTTACATTTTTCTCTAAATGAAACAATGATACTATCCTTTAGTTCAACTTTACTTTCAGTTAATGTAAGTTGTTCTTTAGTTAAATCATGTACTGCTTTAACGCTATCACATATAGTTAAATCTTTAGCAATTTGACGAGCAATAGGTACTGGTATTTTAATTGTATCTTGTGATTTAGCTATTAATGGTAAACACAATAGTAAAGTTAAAATATATTTCATTAGTAATT